TTGCCACCACGATTAATCATGTAAATCTGGCGAGCGAATGGGTCTAACCCTGTTCGCTGAGACTGGTGAAAGAAAACCTTTAAGTCACCTTCTGATGCTTGTGATAAGCCCAGTTGCTTGAGTGCTGCAACCTGTGCGCCAGACCAGTAATCTTGGTCAGACTTTAGAACTAATCCATGATCGCTCATGTCATACCCTTTCGTTAGGGGCTTTCTTGTAGCCCGTTGGGGCGTAATCTATACCAGCGTAATCTATACTGTCAATAACCTATTCAAAAGGCGTGTCGTGAGAGGATAGACCCATGGCTTACTCAGGTGTGGAAATTAGATTAGGTGGGTTAGTTGTGTCTATACACACCGAACTTAATTACCCAGATGGGCTTGATGATTTAACAGCTCGTTCCTTAATAATTTTCAAAGAAGGCGTTGAGTTAGCCAAAAAGAATGACATTGACATTACAACAATGACATTGCATACCTCTGACTACGGAGATGAGGATGACTTTTGACAGCAATAGTAGGAATCCAAGGTAAAGATGGAGCAGTCCTAGCCTCTGATTCTTTTACTATCTATGGAGATCGTTCGTATCAAGCCAAGTCAATTGCCAAAATTGTAGAAAAGAATGGCTACACCTTTGCTTTTGCTGGCGATGGAACAGTTGCAGACATTGCAAAGCACTTATGGATTATGCCTAAGTTTAGTAAAACTATGGACTTGGATGATTTTGTAATGATAAAGATTTTGGGTTCCCTTCGTGAAGCATGTAAGAACCACGGTTATGAACCTGACGCAGATGATAAAGAGTCTGGTTGGGATGCACTTATTTGTATTAATGGAACCATTTATCAATTAGATCAAGGATTTGGTTATTTGCAATCTGATAACGGCTTGTATGCGATTGGAAGTGGTGGGGCTACAGCTCTAGGAGCAATGGAAGCATTAATAAGCGGCAATGAAAGCCTTGCGGTTGCTGAATCAATTGCTATTAGAGCAATAGAAATCTCCACCAAGTACAACATCAATGTTGGTGGAGACATCCAAAGTTTTACTCAGAAGGCAAAGTGACTAACCAACTTCTGCACCTAGTCCGATGCGCTCAACTGCCATAGCTGCATATTCAGGGTTTAATTCAATGCCGAAGAAGTTACGGCCTTCGCGCAACGCAACTACGCCGACAGTTCCAGAACCCACAAACGGATCAAGAACCGTATCCCCCCCCCGCGATCCTGCAAGAATACAGGGTGTAACTAACGCTTCTGGCATTACTGCAAAATGAGCGCCCTTAAATGGTTTGGTTGTAACTGTCCACACATCTCGTTTATTACGTGTTTCCGTAATGGTGACAAAGGCTTGATTGCCGGTTCCTAGTGTTCCATCGAACTTAGAGTCATAGACGAATCTGCCTTTATCTGCTCTTTTGTCTGTTGCATACGAGACTGAAGGTTCTTTGATAGCTTCATTATCAAAGTAATACTGCCGAGACTTACTGAATAAAAACACATATTCATGTGATTTGGTACACCTATCTGTTACTGATTCGGGCATTGGATTAGGTTTCGCCCAGATGATGTCTTGGCGTAAATACCAACCATCAGCCTGAAGCGCAAAAGCTACGCGCCAAGGAATACCTATAAGGTCTTTAGCTTTTAATCCATCAGGAACTATTGCGCTATGTTTGGTTTCCATATTGCGTTCATCATGTGTTTTGCCCAAATTACCAGCCGGACCCTTGCCACTTCCTGCATAACTATCACCTAAATTTAACCAAAGGGTTCCGTCGTCGCGCAAAGTCTTCTTAACTTCGCGGAATACTTCGACCATGGCATTAACATATTCGGCAACGGTTGTTTCTAACCCAATCTGCCCATCATTTCCATAGTCACGCAATCCCCAGTATGGGGGAGAAGTGATGCAAGTTTGAATTGAACCAGTCTCTATATTTGCTAATCGTGCGCGGACATCCCCTATTAAAATTTTTGCAGTCATTTATATTCACCTTTCTAATGAATAGTTTAGTCCAACCAAACTTGGTACTGTGCAGTTACGCGACCTTTAATTGGATCAACAAAGTGCAATCGTTGGCTTGGCATACCTGATGCAGCCATTGAGTCTCTTGCGTAACGGTTATCTGATTCAGTTGAGCCAGTCCAATACAAGTTAAAATGTTTTTGAATTGGTTCTTGTGCGTGGCGATGGTAATGGCCTAAGTAAATATCATGGAAGTCATAGTCGTGCGCTCCCGCTTTCCAGCGATTAGCACCAGCAATCCATGCAGCAGGGGAAGCAAACCCTGACCTGCCTAACTCATCTCCGTGCATTAATAATGCGCGGTAATTTCCAACTGCAACTTCTTGAATATCTTCTGGGCAATCTTCCCAAGTTAAACGCTTTTCATTAGCAAGAATCTGACGTGACATTTCATAGACCATGCGATCTACGTTGTCATTCTTTGGAACTTCAGCTCGCTTGCCACCAATGCGTCCATGATTTCCCCACTCAGCAACAACAGTTACCTTCTCAAAGTTAGCCAGCATCACACGAACAAAGTCCACGCATAAGCGCGATACTGTGGTGAACTGACCAAAGAGTGAAGCATCTATCTGCCACAACTGGGCTGGATAGTTAAATAAACCTTCAACCATATCTCCGCCAAACATAACCACGCATTCTTTAACTGGGTGATGTTCGCGTTGGAGTTGTGTTAAGTGAACAACTTTGTCAGCAAATTGCAATACGCGTTGTCGCATTACATCTGAGTTGTAAGAAGTCGTTACCTTTGCACCTTGCCAGTCAGTTGAGTGGACAAGGGCTACTTCTGCTTTTGCTTTGCGTAAATCTTTCTTAGGCTCTGGTACTGGTACCACTTTGCCTAATGCCAACATTGCTTCGTATGCTCCACGGTGGGTAGCAATAACAAGTTCGTCGTTACGAATCTTGGCTTTGGATAATTGTTTCTGGGTGTTGTTAAGAGCGCGACGCAGTTCTACAATCTCTGGGTCGTTCTCCTTTTCAATCTGCTCTAAATCATCCTTTAGCGACACCCTGGCAGTCCCCTCTGCGGTGACGGCCTAGTGTTCCATCAGTAACATCGTAACCATTAGCTTTAAGTATCTTGCTTAATGAACGGTGAGTAATGGAAGCATTTGTCATTTTCTCTTTAAGGACTTTTGATTCTTCTTTAGGTAGTTTTTCAATTAAAGTGCAAACAGAACACCATGCTCTGCGAGCGTGAAAAAAGTTGTTTTCGTTATTAAGATCATCAAGTAAACCCATTTATTCTTCCAGTCTGGCAGCAATTTCTCCGCCGTGTTTGGTGTAACCGAGTTTGTCGTCCCAGTTATCTTCATGGTGAGGATTGGCGATACACCTGACCGTCTTAAAAGCGTCCATCATCAAAGCTACTTGCCATGCTGGGATGTCGTCCATTGCAAGCAACGCTCCCCAGATTCGACCCGTAATAGCGAAGTTGACTTCAGCATCTCCATGAATTGCTTGCCGTTCTTCCAGCATATTCTCTATCATGCTCAACCCTTTCTAGTGGTTGGTGCAGAGCCTAACAGATTATGGTCAAGATTTCATTAAAGACACGAAAGCAAAAACCCCGCAGGAACGGCTGCGGGGTTTGCTACCTGATTAGGAAGGTAAGTTTATGATACAGCGAATGAGCCACAATCTATAACAGGCACCTCTGGCGAACTGGTAACTTTTGCCCATACTTCGTAAGTACCAATTGAAAGACCAGAAATTAGTAAACCAATTTCGCTGCCTAAAGTAACAGCATTTGTCCAACCTGAACTAGATGGACGAGCTGAAGGAGCGGTGATTTGTGTTTGAATGTCTGAAGTAATTGTCACTCCGTCAAGAGTAATGAGAATAGGTTGAAACTCTACACTCTCGCGTGGGTAGATATTTGTCATTGATTAGTTCCTTCCCAACGGCGTTGGAGTAGCATACCAAAATTTTTCTTATCATAAAGGATACCATTTGAACGCTTAGTTTTGAGTTCTCCTTGGTAGGTTCCGTCGGATTGCATACTCGCGCTCCATCGGCGGTCTTTGATTTGCCCATACCAAGGGCGGGGAAGAATCTGACCAAAGACGATGACATCGTGATCTGTGATTGGGTTAGCCTTTTTAACATCTGCACTAAAACTGGCAACTGAAGTTAATGCTGAGTCAGCGGCAACACCCTTGATTACATCTGCGCTTAAAGCAGCAACAGTTGAAAGAGTAGAGGCAGTGAAGTAAGTCATTGATACATCGCCAGTTAAAGCAACAGTTATTGGGGTATCAGTTTGACCAAAGGTAGTTTTGCTTGCGGCAGAAGTAAGAGTTGCGCTGAGGCTTAAAGTTTCATTAGCAAATTCAGTCTTAATTCCTGCGCTGGTAAGAGCTGCTGTGACTGAGGTAGTTGCTTGGGCAAGGCGAGTTACTACTGTATCGGCAGTTAAAGTTGCTGTGATTGGCGCACTAGAACTTATTAATTGTATGAGGTTTACATTGGAGCCAAGGGTTGCAGTTATTGGGCTAGATGCCACGGCGCTTCGGGTAACTAGGCCAGCAGAAGTTAAGGTTGCAGTTACTGGTGTGCTTGCTGAGATATTGCTTGCATTAGATGCAGCAGAAGTTAGGCTGGTAGTAAAGGCAGCAGTCTCATCAGCATATTCTGTTTTAGCAGCAGCATCTAAAAGCGTAGTTGTAATGGCAGTGTTTGCTTGAACCAACATCAAGCGAGCGCCATCGGCAGTTAAAGTTGCAGTTATAGATGTGCTGGAATCTAGTAACTGGTTTCGTCTTACATCAGAAGTTAATGATGCAGTTGTGGCAGTTGATGTTTGAGCATAACGAGTAACAGTTGCATCAGCGGTTAATCCCGCAGCAAAAGATGAAGTTGATTGAACAAGAGTAACAAGTGCTACTAATGCAGTAGCAGTAGCAACAATAGAAGTAGATGAAGCAGCGTTAGCAGTTCTAGTTGTATCAGCAGTTTGTGTTGCAGTAATTGCCGTACTAGATTGAATTGCGTTAGGACCCAAATAATAAGCAGGTGCATAACGGTAAAACCCTGAATGATAACTCAGTAAACGAAGATTAGTTCCAGCAAGGTTGCTGGTGATCTGACCTACATAGAAAGATGGAGTGGGAGCGAAGTACGGCGTGTTATAAGTTTCAACACCATAACTGATGCCATACGCCATACCTCACCCCCATTTACTGCAAAAAGAAATTACGCAGCCAAAGGTGAAAGAGATACTCCAAGAGTTGTGAAAGTAAGAGTGTCTGTATTTACAACTGACTTAGAAGTTGTCAAAGCAGCAGTCCAAAGAAGATTGCCAGCAGTTGAAGCATCCCAAACTGAGATGTGTGTGATTGTTTCTGTCGCAGTCATAGTAAATGAAGGCGAGTTAGACAATGCGATTGCTCCAGAAGAGGCAGCAGAAAATGTTGCAGCTTGACGAGTTGTTACTGCTGATGCGTTAGCAGTTGCAGCAGCACCAGGATCGGCTGTGTGAAGTTTAATATAAGTCGCAGCAGGAGCAGTAAATGCAGTAGCGCGAAGCATATTCAACCAGTTGTTTGCGAGTGTTGTGGTCGCTAGTCCTACAGTCATTCTTGCTCCTTAATTTCTTCGGCATGGGTTACGACGGCATCTGCCTCAATAACCAATTCCATTTTTATCGTGTCAGGCATTTATTGTACCCTAACTTTTGATACCAAATTCAGGTGCTGACTTATCCAATGCCTTTAGGATTGGACCAATAAGACCTGCAACGAAAGCAGTTGCTAAAGTCTTTGGATCATGTACGCCAGTCATATAAAGTCCCGCTGCAACTGATGCTGCTGCACGAAGATAAGATAGGCCGATTTGTTTCATTTTTTCTTGATTCATTTTTTCTCCTTAGATGAAGGTTGGCTTGCCGAAACCTACTATAAAGACAGGGAGTTTGCGTTTGTTATCGGCCTTGTAAGCGCGAACCTTCATGCAAACTTCTCCGCCATTGGCTTGTGAGCCAGTAGGTTTTTTATCTGGACTTGTATTGCCCTCAACGGTCACGACTGTGCCATCAAGATTATCTTTAACTACGATTCCCACATGTTCTACTGCGTTGCCACCTTTTACAAAATCAAAGAACACTACATCTCCAGGTTGTGGAGTAGCAGTGGCAGCATCAGTCCATGCTTTCTTGCTCTTAAATTCTTCTACACCTGCTGGCGTATAAACGCAATTAGGTAGTTTTAATGCTGGCGTAATATGCGCCCCACACCACATGACGAAACTTCCACACCATGGTTGTCCATTGTGTTTAGTAAACTCGCCATACTTAGTGAGGTTATCGCCTTCTTCAATGACGCCAATCTCTGCTCTAGCCTTGGCTACAAAATCTTCTTTTTGACCCATTACTTAACCGCTTTCTTATCAACCTTGGCAAAAGCAGCGTTGATCTCTGCGGAAGTTAATTTACCATCATCAAGGAAACCACGGGCTAGATTCTCGATAACAGTTGCCACGCCTAACGTACCAGCCAGTATTGCAGCCTTAGTAGCTGAGATGCCTATGACTGAACCTGCACCTATCACTGATAAGCCAGAGGCTGCAAAGACTGCAACGATTCTGGCAAGGATGTTCCACAAACTGCTGACCATTACTTATCCCTTGGGTTTCGCAATGAGAATGTTAATATCCAAAGTAAGATTGAAATAATAATGGCATAACCAACGACAGTCTTAGCACTGCCTGTTAGTACAAGCCATGCACAAAAAAGTCCTACAAGGGTAAAGTTCTGGTTTGCCATGTCTGAAAAGAAATCACGGATTCGCTTCAAGGTTTTCTCCTAAACGCTGTTGCTTGGCTGATGACTGTCGTGATAACCAGAATCTTTTTTGCTTTCTTTCTAGTAATCGGTGACATATCGTTACCTATGTTTGCAAGGGCAACATAGGCTTGGTTTACTGCTTGGATTGCAGCACCTGCGCCTGGAATTGCATCCAAAGCTGCTGGCACTTCAACTGGCACTAACACGGTTGGTACTGCGACGTCAGGGGCGTTAAAGGTAACTCCGCCTGGCTGCCCAATAAATGTATCTACAATTGTAATGGCATCTACTGGAATAGGTAATCCAGAGCCAGGAGGTGGTGATGCTGGAGTAAGTGTTCCATCCTCTTGCACAACTTGCGGCTGACTCTTAGTTCCGAAAAATGCAATGCCACCGTTTTCAACTCCAGCAATATCTACTTGAACATGTGCAACCAATACTTCTACTGGTGCTTGCTTAGGAGTAGTCTCTGGCAATTGGTCTGGACTATTTGTTGTCAGACCTGCTACGACAGGAGGCAATGATGGTGGTACTGGTTTTTCTATTGGTATTGGTTCCACTGGCACATCAACTGGCGGCACCTCAACAGGAGGTGGGACCACAACTGGCTCGTCTGTTGGCGGTACTGGAGGCGCTGTTTCTTCTGTTGGCGGTGGCACTGGCTCTACTGGTGGTTCTGTAGGTGGTTCAGGTATTGGATCAGGTATAACAGCAGGAGGTTCTTCTACAGGAACTGGAGCTGGTTCTTCTACAACAGGTGGTGGCTCAACAGGAACTGGAATTGGTTCTGCAACTGGAACAGGTACAGGAATTGGTTCTGGGGCAGGTGGTGCTGGTGGTTCTAATACTGGTACTGGTACAGGAATTGGTACAGGTTGTGGTTCTACAACTGGAGGTTGCACAGGAATCGGTGCAGGAACAGGAACAGGAATTGGAACAGGAGTAGGCTCTGGTATTGGTTGAGGCGAAGGAGTTGGCGATGGCGTTGGGACTGGGAGTGGCGTTGGCTGTACTGGCACTGGCGTACTGGTATCTACAGGAGATGGAGTAGGTGATGGTGCAGGTGGCAGAGGTGTATTGGTTGGCGAAGGTTCGGGAGTTGGAATCTGCGTTGGTGTTGGAGAAGGCGAAGGCGTTGGTTCTACAGTCGGAGTTGGACTCGGCGTTGGTACGGATGTCGGACTCGGAGTTGGAATTGGTTCGACTGAAGGCGAAAGTGAAGGAGTTGGAGTTGG